TCAATGCTTTTAGTTTATCAAGTTTATTATTTACTTTGCCTTTTACTTCTTCTGATTTAATACTACTCATATCAGCTTTACCTATTGCAATTTCTTTCTTAATATCTACTTCAATGGCTTTTGTTCCTGTTTGACTTGGTGAATCAAAGTTATCTAACTTATTCATCAACTTACCCATCATCTGTTCCATCTGTAAATTACCATTTGGTTCAGGTGTATAAGTATGTTTTCTTTCACCATAAACATCTTCATCATCTCTAACATTACCACTAACTTCCTCTTTTTTAATTTGAGGTTTTTCTTGGTAATTAGGATTAGAAGTATCAAACTTCGTAATTTTCTTTCCTATGATTTGTTGAACAGCCATTGTTTATCCTTAAATATTTGTTCTTTCAATATAGTATGCTTGTGATTGTGAAAGTTCATTATCTGTTAAAACTCTATCATATAAAGCTAATTCATACCAATGTCCTTTAAAACCATTAGTTTTTCCTGTAGCACTACCGGCTATATGGTCTACATTGATTGGAACATTATCATTATATCCAGTTCCATCTTTAATATTTTCTAAATCATTATCAACATAAAGTTTCAAAATAGAGCCCGTTGGTGCTGAGGTTGAAAATTTTGTTTTTGTAATTGTTATCAAATGTTTAACAGCTTCTGTTCCACCACCACCATCACCAACTGTGACAATTCCAGTATCAGTTGTCCCATCATCTCCTCTAACTCTATAATTCATATTTGAACTATTGTTTAAAGCAAATGAACCAACACCACTTTCATCATCATATGATTCTAAATATTTGTGAACATGAGTTCCAGTAGAACCAGTTGTTTCCACTACCATAAAAACAGTCATTTCATCAAATGTTATTTTATTTTTAAAGTTCAAATAATCAGCATTGTTCTCACCATCCAATCTATCAAAAAACACACTATTGTTTGTAGTGTTTCGTGATGGTGCTCCAATTGTTCCACTACCTGATAATCCTGATGTAGTACCATTGTGTGTTGAACCAGGTGTTACTAAGTGATTTTTATTAACACTTAAATCTTGCCATGTAGTAATGTCACCACCATCTGCTGGAAAATTAGTATCTCTTGATGTGTAGTATCCTTTTATACCATTAAACTTTAATGGTAATAATCTATTATCCGGCGCATCTCCTCTACCTGTACTATAATGTCTAGCTTCATTTAAATTACCTTTCATAGATATTCTTGATTTATCAATTATCATTTGACTTTCGTTAAATATTTTTTTAGCTATCGTTTCATCTAATTGAAACAAATAATTACTTTCTGGTATTTCCAACCATTTGTTCCAAGTTAATTTTTCACTACCTTGTTTTTTTCTTGAAATTTCTGATAATGTTCCAACTAATTTAAATGTGCTTAAATTATTTGTTTCTTTTAAAAATTTATCAAACTCATCTTTTCTATCAACTATTATATCTTGAAAACTTTGAGCTTTTTCTAATTTAGCTTCTAATATAGAATTTTCTTGTGATAAACTTGTAAGATGTGTTACTTCTTTTGATAATGAATATACTTGTCCATTTAAATTTGTAACTTCTTCCTTTTTTTCTCTTAATTCTTGTCTTACATTTTCATTAATTTTAATGTCTTTTTTTAGATTGACAATTAAATTACTAACTTCTTTTAATTTATCTAAAGATTCTTTTAGTTTAGTTTTGTAATTGTCAATCTTATCATTTTTTGATACTAAAGCTTTTTCATATGTATCTAAATTATTTATATATTCTTGATATACTCTTTTTCTTTCCGTCTTAACTTCATTGACAACTTTTTTACTATTTTTAGTTTCGTGATTTAATTTATGATTTAACTTATTAAATTTTTCATTTAATTGTTTATTAAGTTTTTTAGCTTTTTCAATCACACTATCTTTATAAGAAAGTCTTTCTTTTTGTTCATTAATTTTTTCATATAAAGGATTAAACTCTGATTTAATTTTTTTAATATCATTTTCTTTTAATTGAAGTTTATTTATATAATCTTTTTCTTTTATTGAAAAAGTACCCTCTTCAAAATGTCTCGCTTTATTTAATTCCTGTAAAAGATTATTCTTTTCATTTTCCAAATTTACAACTTGATTAGATAAATTTTGTGTATTTTCCTCTAACCTTTCAATAATTTTTTCTTTGTTTTCTATCTGGTCTTCATATTGAGAAGTTATTGGTTTTCCACTAAATCTTTCTTTTAATATATCTAAACTCATTTATTTTATACCTCGTTTTTTAAATCTTTTTATTTGTGCTGGTGTTCTACCAGTTCTTTCTAAAATCTTATTCTTTTTCTGTCTGTCTTGTTTTCTTTGTTTTGCTGCTCTATTTGGCATTATCTTGGCCTCTCTTCTATTTGTAACGATGATAATCTTGAACGATTAGCAGTTGCTACAATATTATGTTTAAAATTTGGATGTCCTCCGAATAATTGTGGCTCTGTTGTTCCATTGATTTCCCAATAGTAATTATTCCAATCCACAATATCACCCATTTCTGGATAAAAATTCAATGAACCACTTGATAGATTTTCTCTTTGGAAGAACATACTGATATTACTATTTAAATCAGCACCAAAATCTTCTTGAACAATTTCAGGTTCTGCATATTCAATTAAACAATTAACTCTGAATCCTATATCATAGTATTTAGCAGTTGATTCACCATACATATTGTCTTCTGTTTTTTCAATATTCACTTTATAAATATCAACCGATTGTCCGACAATCTCATCAATTAATTCTTCATTCATTTGATTAATTAAATCAAACTCTTTTTGTGGTATAAAAAATGGTTTTGTTTGTGACATTTATTTATCCTATGTATATTTTTAATGGAGCTTTATTCAATACTTCTTGTTGAGCATTTGCAACTTCTTGTTCTGTAATTGCTTGTTCCTTTTTACTAACAGCTTCAAAGAATAAACTTAATTCTTCTAATAGATTTGCTTTTTCTTCTCTACCTTCAGCTTTAAGTGATTCACCATCTAATGAAACTTCACCATTTGGAAGTGGCATTGAAGCGTATTTACTTCTTATAATTCCTAATAATTCTTTTGCTAATGCTAATGTGTATTTTCTAATCCAATTTCTACCCATTGAATTTATCTCAGTGTATGTAATAAATTTGTATGGGATATTAGATGGGTCGGATACTTTGTTACTTGTATAATCTTGTGTTACATCAATTCTATCATTTCTTTTATAATAATGAAAATATATTAAACTACCAGAGTCTTGAGTTGTTGGTTTAGGAAATATTCTCATTTTATTATTCACCAATTCAAATGAATATGCAGATTTTCTAATCAAGTCATTTGTTTCTATTGCATTTGCTCTAGCTAAATCATATGATATTGGTCTCATTATATAAGAAACTGCTGGAGATACATTACCAAATCCAAATGAATCCAATAATTCTATATTATCATAAGTTCCAGCAAATGGGTCATAGAATTTAGATATAGCAGCAGGACCTTGATTAAATACCCTTTGTATTTCTAATTTATTATTTGTACCAATACTTGATTCTAAAGTAGCATCACTTGTTAAATCATATACTTGTTTAGATGAAGTTAAACCAATAGAACCACTAAATAGTGTCGCATTACCACCAACATTAACAGCTTGTCCGTATTGTTCTGCTAAAGTGAATAATGACATTCCCCCATTTGGAGTTTCAGCTTGATGTGAACCCGTTGAACTAAAATTAGAACCAGTAGTGGTGTTCCCATAATGTTCCCACATCCAATTCTTTGTATTGTAGTGATTGATTTGTTGTGAATATTCTGATACTGCTTCTTCAAAACAAGCATAAATAGAACCACTGTTGAACTCTAATTGCATAACTGGATGTCCAAGTTTTCTTGAAACATATTTACAAATAGTTAAACTATCAGTTTGAAATTCCGAATCTGTATCATAAATAGCGTGAGGAGTTGAACCAGTTACTTCCAAAGCTAATGTTGGGTCTGTATATAAATAATTAAATTTAGACATTTATTTCTCCAAAAAAGGTATAATTCTTCATATATAAATATCAATATAAACAAAAAAGGATAAGAAAATATCTTACCCTTTTAAGTTGTTTAATAACATTTAATAATTTAACTATTATAGACAAACATAGTGTATATCACCTGTACTTGTATTACCAGTAGCAGTGATTGTTAAAGCTGTTGTTGAAACAGTGTAACCCCAATTTACTACACCAACATTACTCGTTACAACACAATTTGGAGCAGCTGCTCTTGCAGTTCCCCAAGTAACTGTGAATGTATTAGTATTAGCTAATTGTGTAGATACTGTTATTGTACCGGCATTATCACCACCAGCTAAAGTACCTGCAGCCGAACCACCAGCAGCAGCACCTGTTGCACTACCACCCTCTGCGATTAATGTACCATCAACTTGTCCACCATCTCTTAAAGATACTTCACTTTCTCTTTTAGAAATTTTATATTTTCCTATTCTTGTTGCCATTTTTTTCTCCTAAATGTTGAGTCACTACTCTCTAGGTTTGTTAATTTTTTTATACTAACCATGTTTAGTGACTACTTTGGCTAGTAAATTATAAAATATAATTCATATATAAATATCAATTCAAAAAGAAAAACCCCCACAAAAAGTAGGGGCTTTTCAACTAAGTTAACCTCCTCATATTAAGAGGTTAGTAAAGAATTAATTAACTTATACTAAGTTTAAGTCTTTACAATTAATTGTACCATAGAACTCAGGTCTAATCATTTTCTTAGCATATCGTGTCATCACACCTTTTCTTGGAGTGAAGTCACTTGGATCATATACTAATGGAGTCATGATTAGTGGTACATATGGTGAGTATACCGCACCAGTTTCAAGGAAGTTACTTCCTCTGAAACCAACAAGTATTTTGTTCTCAGTCATATATGGGTTTTTGTATACAGTAAATCTATTTTGTATACTTCCCGCAACTTGAACACCAGCTGCGAACTGAGTTTTCAATCCATCTGTAGCAACTGAGTATCCTGGAATTGATTCCAAGATTGTAGCAACAGTCGGTGAAACAACAACGAAGTTAGCACCACCTCTAAGAGTTAATCTTTGGATTTCATTAGAAACCTTTTGGATTTTACCCAATAGAGTTTGATACCATTCAAATCTTGTTCCGTAGAATGTTGTAATGTTCCAACCACTTTCATCAGTACCTGTTCCATTATAATCCTCACCTGGAGTAGCAGACCAGAAATCTTCTGTTACTGCATCTGAGATTAACATATCTAAGATTTCTAAATCAATTTCCATAGAAATGTATTCAGATAACATAGATGTTAATTCAGCTTCAGCGTCAACAGAATGATAAGCATTTAAGTCTTGAGCTAACTCAGGAGACCATACAGCTTTTAGTTTTCTTGTTTTCGCTACGATAGCAGAAGACTTTAATTGTAAGTCAACTTCTGGTATTGATAATGAATCAGCAGTAGCATCACCAGCAGTATCTTCAAAGTCACCTCTTGAAGCTTCAGTAGGTTGTGTTGTGAATCCTATTTTAATATGTTGTGCAGGATCACCAACATTAGCAACACTTGAACCAGATATGATGAAAGATACATTTGTACCATCATATGATGTAAATTCAGGTAATAAAGCAACAAATGTTGTATCTGCAGAAGCAGAACTGATACCAAAAGCTCTAACAGCTTTAAAGTCAGCATTTGATAAATCAGTACCTAAAACATTAATTTTAACTAATTCACCAGATGCTAAAGAAGCAGAATGTTCTTGATTAAAGTTAATATCTTTATAAGTTACTGAACCAGATTCATATGTTGTAGTTGCACATGCACCATCAATAGCAGTACCATCTGTTAATTCACTTGACTCTGATTGGTTAACTGAATAGTCATATCTACCAGCACCATAAAGACCACCAACACCGTATGGAGTAGATGAACCTGATGGAGAGTTAGGACCTGTTTTACCAGCTAATGAATTTACACTACCACCAGCAACAGGAGCAGATTGGGCTGAACCAAAGCCTAAACCTTGATTTCCACCAGTAGTTGTACCATATTTAAAGTCTAAGTAAAATACTAGACCAGATGGTAAGTTCATTGGTTGAACTGATACAAAGTCTTGAGCTGCAATCTCACCGAAAATTCTACGAACTAACGGAAGAGCAACACCAGACCATTCTTCAGAACCAGCAGTAGCAGTATTAGAACTACCTGCACCACCACCAGTAGAAGAGTTTTCATTGATAAGCTGTTTTGCTTGGTTTTCAAGCATAACCGCCATACCACTTCTTTGAAAATCCTCATTTAAACCATCCAATAAACCAGTTTTGTCCCATTTATTAACGAGAGCTTTTGCTTCATCGGCTTGTTTTTTATAAGGAGATGCGTCTAATAACGCATCATTAACATAATTTGACATTATATTTTTCTCCTATATTATTTAATTAAACCAGCAAGTTTTTTGAACCTGTTAGCAACTTGAACCTCTTCAGAAATCACTTTACGAGATTCTGTAGATGGTTTAGTTGATGCAACAGGTGTACTAGCTGATTCACTAATTGATTTTTTGTTTACGATTGAACCATTGTCAGCGAACTGTTCTGCAAGTGTAGAATAAACAAGTTTAATCTCTCTTGTAGTTTGTGCTCTGTCAAATGTTTCAACCACTTTAAGTTTTTGATTATTATCTAACGAATAAGCTTTAAATAGTTTATTTGTAAATAATAGTTTAGCATTCAAGATGTTTACTTCGTGAAGTTTGTCTTTTAAGAAATGAACAGCTTCTTTATACTCTTTAAGTTCAGATTCAAGTGCAGAAGTATTAGATTCTTCAACTTCTTCCTCTTCTTCTTCTGTAAGAGCATTTTCGTCTATTTCAATTTCTTCGTCAACTTCTTCAGTAGACTCTTCAACAGGTTCATCAGATTCTTCAACAGTATCTTCAGAAACAGCTTCAGCAGATTCTTCAACTTCTTCGTCATCATCATCTTCATCATCGTCTTCAGTTAATTCAGACTCTAACTCTTTAATGATAGCTTCTAAGTCAAGATTTTCTTCTTCAACTTCTTCTTCGTCACCAGCTTCTTCATCTTCAGAATAAGAACCTTCTTCAGCAGGAACTTCATCAGCAACTTCTTCGTCACCATAATCTTCACCTTCTTCAGCAGGAACTTCTTCATCACCAGCTTCTTCATCTTCAAAAGCAACTTCATCATCACCATCTTCATCTTCTTCCTCAGTTACAGGAACTTCATCTTCTTCAAGTTCTTCTTCCTTTAACTTAGCAGAAAGCATAGATTTGATTTGAGGTGTGAATGCCTCTTCTAAAGCCATTTTAGCATTTTCTAATGCAGTTTCTCTAACTGCTTTAGCATCAGCAATAGCTTCTTTTAAAATATCTCCCATGATATTTCTCCTCAATGTATTTTTTGGAATAAGTTTATTCAGGAAACTTAATGTTTGTTAAGTTATATTTAGACACCGTAAAAGGATAGACGGTGTATTGTGTTTTTCAGTAATAAATATTAAAAATTAATAAAAATCTATGATTTTTTTAATAATTTTCTTTTTCTTTTTTGAACTTGATATTGATTTCTTAATTTGGCAAGATTTCTTTTTTCTCTTTTGACTCTTGAGGGTTTTTCAAAGTATTCTTTTTTTCTTAAATCAATGAATAAATTACTATCTTTTACTTTTCTTTTAAGTATTCTCATAGCTTTTTCTACTTCATTGTTATATACTTCTACTTGTAATCCTTGTAACTGTTTTTTAGGCTTTCTCCTAAAATTCTTTCTATTTTTCATATTACCTCTTTGTTTGTTTTACATTTTTCCTTGTGAAATTGTTTTTACACCTATATCAGCAGTAGCTAAAAATTCTACCACTGCATTGAATAATTGTTTTTCTGTTGTGATTGCATAAAATCCTTTAACTTTATCGGATGGCTTTTTCTGTATTTCAACTTTTCCTTTTAGACTGAAAGGCATAGATTTTACTACCTTTATAGCTCTTTTTATATCTTTTTTTGGAATATATAAGAATCTTGCCACACTAGCACGAACAGCTTCTTTAACTCCTTCACCAAGTTCATTCTTTATAGCTTGTGTAACTAATGTCATTTGAACTTTATCAGTTTGACTATGGAATTGTTTTAATTTCTTTTGAATTAATTTACTATTAAATCCTTTTGGAAAATACTTTTTGAAGTTTTTATAATTTACATTATCTGGTGAATATGACATAGCTCTTATGATAGCAAGAATTGAACTACCAACTCTATTCAAATGAGATTTATTATTCACATCCATATTTTTAATTTGTGATTTAAGATTTCTAACTATTTCTCTAACAAGAATAAATAGTATTTTTCTATCAGCACCACTAATGGCTTCTGTAAGTTTTCCTTCTTTCAAAGGTTTAACATATATGGTATATCCACCTTTTTCTTTTACTACTTCGGTATCATAGTATCTACCAAATTCTCTTTTAGCAATAATATTAGCTTTCATTTGATGTTTATGAGTTCCTTGTTTAGTATACCATTCACCACCAATTTTTTTGTCTTTTTTATATTTAACTTTTTCTGTAAGTTTTTCTTCGTCTACCAATACTCCTATTTTTAATTTTTTATTTATCTTATGTATTTGATTCATTAAATTTTTTTCTTTTTTCCAATTAAATTTACCTTTACCAGTCATAAAATCTACAATGTTAATTTTAGTTACTCCATCTTTTGATTTAAGGTATCTTTCTCTTGGTGGTAGTTTCCAATGATAATCCCACATATTTCCTTTTTTATCTTTAAGACCTTGAACCGCCTTTGAAGAAATTTCTGTAAGTTTTCCTTCAGTCATTTGTTCTGATTTAGATTTTATAAACTCATTAGCCAAATATCTTTCTCTTCCGTATTGAGCTTTAGACCATTTCTTACTCATTGATTTAGGCATTTCTGATATTTCAACACCTTCGTTATTCACCATCCAAGCCACTCTACGAGCGTCTGAATTATATACTTTCTTATAACGATTTTCTTCTAATTTTTTCATCCACATTCTTACTTCTTTGACGGTAAACCTTCTTTTCTTAGATTCAGTCACATCTTCTCTTTCAGATGTAAGTTCTCTAATTGAATGTCTGATTAATTCTTTAAGTTGACTCTTCTTTAGTTTCACCATCTTCCTCCTCTATGAGTTGTGCTTCACTTAAACAACCTCTTGCGACTGCTGTGTGAGCGTCTTCTACTAATGTGAATTTCTCTACTTCAATTGGAAATTCATCTTGATTAAATTGTTCTCCTACCACTTCCATAAAACCTTTAACCAATGATGTTCCACCACCAAATACAATCGGTATTGCATTTGGGAAGTTTGGAACACTTTCAGCATTATTGAACTGATTTGTTAAGTTTGTTAATAAGTAATTCACTAATGCTCCGTAATATGAACGAATGGCATTAATGATATTATACTCATCACTTCCCTCATTATAAATATCATTTATTGCACTTTTTGTTAAATCCAACTTACTTGAGTTTTCTTTAACACTTATCACTTTTGCCTTTGTAACACCACAATCCGATGCTACACATTCATCTATCCAATCTCCACCTCTTGCTACAGAAAAGGAGAGTGCACTCATCCCTTGATACATCACACATATATTACACATTCCAGCACCCATAGATATTGCAATCCCTGTTAAATCATTATCTACAAGTCCTTCGTAAGCGAGAGCAACACTCTCCTCTATAACTTTGACATTGTATCCATATGTTTCAATAATCTGTTTCAATACATCTTCGTGATAAGAAACTTCTCTTGTTTGGTCAATTGGTTTAGCAGGTATGCAATAAACACATACTTCATCTTTTTTAGCTTTCCCAATCAACTCACCTATAATTGCATTCAATACAGGTAGTGCATCTTTTTCCTTCGGGTTTAATAACCCTTGAGACATTGGTCTCTTTAATTCTGTCGTACTAAATATTTGAGCATAATTAAAAGCGTGTTGTCCAACGATATGAACCTTACCTGCTTTTTCAACGAAAGGAATGTTTTGTCTCTTTAACATTCTTTTGACTTGATTTGCATCTCCGTCAACGGTTAAGAATACATTTCTTTGTTTTTTTATACTATTTTCTGTGGCTGTTATATAATAACTTGTCCCACAATCTAAGCCTTTTGCCATATTAACCTCTTATTTTATAATTTAAAATTCTTTTTTAACATTTTTGTGTATTTAACTAAACTCATATATAATACTTTATGTTCTGTTTCAGTTCTATTTGCTTTATCCATCTGTTGAGCCATTTTCCCCAAAATAATACCAGTCTGATAATGAGCTGCTACTCTTTTAATATATTCTTTCTCATCTATAGCTTTATATTCATTGAGTTTTTTCTTTGATTTTAATATATCTTTTAGTTTAATCATTTTCTTAAATTCCTCAACTTATCTTTTTGGGTTTTTACTTTACCCTTAATTTTTTCGTCTAACTTGACACTTGATTCATCTGATTTTGTGTCCATTATCATATTACTCTTTACATCTACTTCTATTGGCCCCATATTCTTTTTAACTTTTGTTTCCTCTATCGTTGAAGTTTTTATTACTTCTCCGATATTAAAGTTGGGAGACTTGTGAAACTTTAAGTTTTTTGAAACCCATATTAGTATTATGTAACAACCTAATACTATCTGCCATATTAAAGCACTATAGATTAGGAAATGAATTAAGTGATGAAGTAAATTCATTACTTACCTTTTACAAAATCTCCAAGTGCTGGTATATTAACTACACCACCAATATCTGATAATCTCTTAGGTTTTACTGATTCATCTTTTTTGATAGCTTTAGATATTGCATCTCTTTTCTTTTGTAAATATTCATCTGAATCATCTTTATCACCATCATTATCAATGTCACCATCTTCTTTACCCACTGGGTCAAGAGCTTCATCAATATCATAATAACGATTCAATACATGTCCAATGTCTTCATATAATGCAGTCATTCTTTGATTTAAAGCTTGTGCTTCTTTAGCAGTTTTTGTAAATTCTACAACACTACCTTTTAATGATTTCATATTTTTATTTACTGAAATCTTGTCAAACCAATCATCATTTTCACCTAAAATGTGATGATGAGCAGCTTCTGCAATTTCAGCTAATTGTTTAGCGGTTTCAACTATGTTATTATTGTTGTAAAGTTGTTTACCAACAATACCAAAGTTCTTAACACCTTCAACTACTTTGTATTTATCTACTTGTGGTGAGTCTTCAAACACCTCTTGTAGTATGTTTTTTAATTTTGCCATTTTTGTCTCCCTATGTCCAAAACATTAGTTTTATTATAATTCCAGTTAATGCCGTATACGCTATCCACATAGCGTGAGTAACAGTTTGTTTCCATCTCAACAATAGTTTAAACTCACCAGCATCCAATTCTTTTCTCCAAAATGTGTTTTTATTTACACGAACAATAACACCATCTTCTGGGTCTAATAAAATTTCTTTTATTTCATTAACAACTTGGTGTATTTGTTCTAATTCACCACTCATTAATTTAGTTTCAACACATTCTAATTTTTCTATAATATCTTTATTTGTAGCTGCCATTATCTTTTCTTTCCTTTCTTACCACCGAAATATTTTCTAAATCTATCTACGATTTTATCTTTTGTTAAAACTTTTTGTAAAAACTCTACTTCATAAGGATAAGCTCTTGATAAGTCACCATGTTGAAATCCTCTAGCTAAATCAAAGAAATCAATTACACCATTTTTTGCTTTTGCCATCCAATCCTTTACCACTTTACCTTGTAGTTTTCTTAATTCTTTTGAATACTTTCTTAATGCGTCATCAACAACTTTTTTAGCTTCTGGTGATGAAAATGGTGGTGGTGATGTTACTCCACCGAAACCCTCAGTCATCTCATCTTTGGGTTCATAACCAGCAGCGAGTCTATGCATTTTAGCACCTTTTAATAATTTAGCCAATTCTTTTCTACTTAAAACTATTCTTTTATTGCCCGCCATAATGACAACATTATTACCACTCCATGTCATATCAGCATCAGAAGATAATTTGAATTTTCCTTCTTTAACAACCTTCTTAATCTTCACACTACTATTCTGTATCATCTGATGAGCTACTTGTTTAACTTCTTTTTCATTCTTACCTAAAAGAATAAGAGGTTCAGATTCACCAGATACATATACTTTGAATCTTCTCATACCTTCATTGACCTTAAAAGGTGGTTTATCTTTATCAGTATAAACCTTACCTAATTCAATATCTTTTAATAAGTCTTGAAGTTTCATACTTCTAATTTCTTCCCATATTTACCCATCATCATCAACATTTTATTTCTTTCACTATTTAATTTTTTCTTAATCATAATATCTTCTTTATAGAAATCAGCTATATTCTTTTTTATTACTTTCTCAACCTTTGACCATAATTTTATAGCTTTAGGGTCACCAACTTGTATAGCTTGAAGAAACACACCAACATCACCATTGTTCATTACTTTATCGTAATATTTTTTTTGAAGTTCACCTTCTTCTCTTGGAAATATCATTGGTATTCCATTACTCATTAAATTTTTCATTTGAGAAAATGATTCACTTGTTGAAGCTTCCTTT